ATAGTAATACTAACATCTCCTATTAAATTTTTAAAGTTGGGTAAGAATCTTCTCATAGCTAGAAAATATTCTCCTATTCCTTGATCTGTTTGTAAAGCAAAATCAAAAGATTCTAATGAAGAAGTTAATATAGTTGTAGTACCATCTGGATTTACTTGATCTGTTCCTACCTCTTGTTCAAAAAATACACTTTGACCTAAACCAGTTTCACCTATTACAGTTGGAAAATTTCCTGTACCTGAATCATGATAAGCAGTTGCATAAGGTTTAGGGTATACTAATGAATCTATCCAAGTTGTTCTAATTGTATTAGGGTTTACTCCTGTATACCAATTACCCATAGGTACTTGAGCATTATTTTGTCCGTAGTTAAATACTACATATCTATTATTAAATTCAGATCCTTGTGTTGGATACCACCAAGTTACTTCTGTAAATAAATTATTAATTCCTGCATTAACTTGTTGACCTTTAGTAGTATCAAAATCATCATAAATATAATCCTCAACTGAACAAGCTAAAGTATTAACTGTACCATCAAAAGAAAAGAAACCATTATTAGACATCCAATAAGCAACACCATCAATTTCAAGTGCCGCATTTTTACCAATTAATCCGCAGTTAGTTCCTACTTGCTCAAAGCCAAATGTAAATGGAGCTCCAACAAATTTCATTGTGTATAAAGCATTATCAGTCCACACTAAAATATTTTCTTTAGCTTTAATGGCTCCCATAATTTTAGTTCCATCTTGTAGTCTAAAAGTACCTGCTGTATTTGTTGCTAATACATCATAAACATCTATTTGTTCATTAACTGAAAATCTAATAAACATATCATCTTGAGTAGTTGGAGTACCTATAGTTGTTTCAGTTCCAAAATGAATTAAGTGACGTGTAGTTGGAGAAATTAAAGTATCTCTAGTTGCTGTTGGGTTATTAGTAGTTACAAATCCAGATGTTGCCGTAGAAGCTTTTGTTGTTAATCTAGACGCATTTCCTGAATCCCAAGTAAATGTTTTTCCATTTGCAATAGTTGCAACAAGTACTTGACCAAAATTACTTAAAGACCAAAGTCCTGGTTCTAACGTAACATCAGATGCAGCAACTGCTTCACCCCATGCAACACCACCCCATGATCCAACTCCCCAACCATAACCATAAGTTTGAGCAGCAGGTCCAACAGGTTCATAAGGAATAACACTTATACTTCCTCCAGTAGACACTGTTGCTGTAGCGTTAGAGGATTGATTAATAGTAAAAGTTGTAGTATTGGGAACTGTAATTACTTGAAATAGTTTATCTTCAAAATCAGCATCAACATAACCAGTACCTCCTGGTAAAGTTACTGCGTCTAATAAAACAATATCACCTATAGATAATCCATGAACACTTCCTGTTGTAATGGTACAACTTGGGGAAGTATTAATTGTTGAAAGTGTTGAAGATGTAAGAGTTGCTTTTAATGGAGTAACATCAAAAAACTGTCCTTCAAAATAAATAATTAGAAACTTGTCAGTACCTATTGCAACATATCTGTTACCTGTATTATCTACAAAAGCATGCATTTTTCTAGTCACACCTACTATAGATTCTGTTAGTAAAGATTGCCAACCTCCTACTTTTTCAGGAAGACCATATCTAAATCTGACGTTATCAGATTCTGTCCAACGTCCAACAGCACCAACAGATGTATCTTGTTTGTCAACTCCGGGTGCGAATTTAATTTCTTGAAGAGCCATTAGATGCTCCTATTGATTAGTTGATTTTAGTAACCAACCTTTAGTAGCGTTAGCATATATAAATGTAACACATTGATTGTTTACATTTAATGTATGATCTGCAGCTGCGCCATTAATATTAGAACCATTTCTAGCAACAGTTACATTATTTGTTGCAAAACCATTTGCAGCCGAACCATCCATAATTGTTACTTCATTTGTAATAGTAGGAGTTGCAGGTAAATTAATAGTAACTGGATTTGCTTGTGTATCTACTACAACTTGATCTCCATTAACTGATGTATAATTTGTAATACTTGCAGCGGTAATATTTTTAATTCCAGGTGTCATAAAAGCAAGAACTGTATCAGTTCCATCAGATCTAACGATTACATTAGCACCTTCAGGTAAAGGAACTGGGTTAGATGATCCTGCTGTTTTAATATTTAGAGTATAATTATTAGCAGTTGTTCTGTCTGTTGAATCTTCAATAATATAAGTTCTTGTTGCTGTTCCGCCAGATGTTGAAGTAGGTATAATTAAACTAATGTTTGCTGTCATTGTACCTGTTAATTTCAGGTATAGATTTTTACCATTGGCCGTAGCAGATCCATCTGCTAAACTTAAAGTAACATCAGATCCACTAGTCATTGCAACAGATGTATAACCCGATGCCGCTATCTGTAAAATTTTTAAATTGGTATTAGTAATCGTTCCCCAGGAACCTGCTTTTTCACCGGTTGTGATAAGTTCTAGTGATAGATCGGATGAGTATGTTGATGCCATAATTTTTTAATAAGGTTTAATAGGTGTCCAAACCATGTTTGCTCCTGGTATTATATCATTCCACGTAATAATTCCTGGTTCTACTGTGTCTAAAACTAAGGCACTTCCATCAGGATTTACTAATGCTTTACCTGATATAGTAACATTTCCTGTCGCCAAGGTCAATTCATTTTTAACTGGAACTACTGTTGCTCCAGCAGTAACTACTATAGTTCCTATCCCTAAAGCCAGTTCATTTTTAAGTAAGGTATAACTAGCATCACCAGTAATAGTTAAAGTACCTAACCCTAAAGTTAGTCTATTCGGGTCTGGATCTTCAATTATAGCAGTCGCTATAATACCTACACTACCTATAGTAATGTTTAATGAATTACCTGTAGTATTAACTAAAACACCTGTATCAGGTCCTGAAGTAGCCCATGGTAATTCCGCAAATGATCCAAATCCTAGCATAAAATAAAATCCTTATAAAGAAGGCAGTAGGTATGGTGGAGTACTGCCTTCATCATAGGGTTTATATCATCGTTTAAACCAAGATGGAAGACCTAAATGTGGACGCTTATCAAACATATTATCTTTAGAGCCGGGTGTTTTTTTATTGTTATAATGAAGAAAGACTTGTGCACAGTCTTTACCTTTAAATTTATTACGCCAATGTTCTAATTCACACCCAGAATAAACTAACATATCTCCTGGTTTTAAATTTATTGCTTTTCCTTTTAAACCTTCTTTGCCAGATGGTTCCAAGTATATTGGCCAATCATCACCTCCTAAATTCATAGTTGTAGATATCTCACAACTAAATCTATCTTTATGTCTTTTAAGTACATCACCTTTTTTATAAATTCTTGCATAAGTATAAGATGGATATAGTTTTAATCCTGTAGCTTTTTCCATAAGAGGTTGACACTTTAACATTAAAGTTTCCATAGCAATATCAGAATAGTTTGAATAGGTATGTGGAATCTGACTATCTGCACCTTCATATTCTCCTAACAAAACTTCATAAGGTGAAATAAATCTAGCATTACGACAGGTATCTAACACTTGTCTTTTCATATGAAAATAATTGTAAAGAAACAAAGCTAAATCTTTATCTATTGCTTGTTTTATAATTACGTATTTATTTTTTTTAAACGACATCTTTAGCCATCTCTTTCGGTACTGCTTGAATATTCCAATGTATAAATCTAAAAGGTTCTATTCCAAAGTCTACACTAAACTCATGTTCTAAATATCCTGGAAATATAATCAACGTTCCAGGTGTAGGTTTAAAGTGAATCAATTCTGATCCAGCTAACACACCTTTTTGATCTTTCATTTTTAATTTAGTAGATCTTGCTCCAGTTCGAGGTTCATGAAATACCGGCATCGATGTTTTCTCACCTGCTTTTAAAAAATAAAATCCTGATACATGTTGATTCCAATGAACGTGTGCTGAATGATGACCACCACCTTTTTTAGCAAACTCTTGTACCCACATCTCACTAAACATAGTTACATATTGTGACATATCATAACCTTGATGATCTAAATATTCCCAAGACTTTTGACCGATGTAATCTCTAAAGTCTCTAAAATCATTATCAGCTGTAAGTGGTGTTGAGTGATAACTTCTTCCAAAGTCTCCAAATTCTTTGATATGTTTTTTAGCCTCTGGAAAATTTCTAGCAGCTTTAATATATTTGTTAGAAGCTTTAGTTAAAGATTTTATAAACTCTGGTTTTTGTTCTGACCAAATAGTTGTGTTAAAGTAATTATTTATATACATATTATTTAAATGGATATCCTAGGTTCCACATCACCAGTGAATATCTCGTTCCTTTCGTTACGGGTTTAACTCTATGCCATACAAATGATGGAAAGACAATAATACTTCCTTTAGGAAGTATCTCTTTTGCTTGTTTCAAATGTTTAGCTTCTTCTCTCATATGCGGATCATAGTTTCTAAAATCAAATTCTAGTTCTCCACCTTCATATTCTGAACCATCGGTTAACTGACAAGTCATAGATAGCTTTCGAATTTTACCATTATCAGGACCTTCTTTGTCATATACTTTATCCCAAGAATCACAATGCCAATCATAATATTGATTAAGTTTATATTTTGTAAACTGACAAGATTCAGATCTATCCCATTCATAATTCCAACCAGCAGCTTTATTAGCTTGATGGATGTAAGGATGTAGTTCTTTATAAATCCAAGTATCATTTAACCAAACTAAATCAGAGTTTCTTTTTCTTTTCATATCTCTAACTTGATCTTTAGTTAATTCTTTATCACCATAGCCACCTGTTCTTGCCATAGTTTCTGCTTGTGTTAATCCATATTTTATAATGTCATCACAGATTTTTGGAGGTATCGCTGATTTAAAATACCAGTAGTAATTAGATATATTCATAAGTTATTGTTTGGACAAAATTCAAACTATCTTTCTGATTATTAGTTATGTAATACATATTCGTTGATGGAAACATTATGAACATATTATTTTTAAGTTCTATATCCCAACTTCTTCCTTTACGTCTGTTATCTTCATAATGTATTCTAACATTACAATCTTTAACTTTAACGCCGTAAAGCATAGTAAAGTCTGGAGAGTTACGTAGATCCACCGGATCAATATTTAATAAAGGAATTGTTGTCTCATTGGGTTTATAGATATTTCCCCACGTTGATTTGTTAACTAAATTAATGCTGTGTTCAAGACCAATAAAGTCTCTCATATAAGTATTTAACATATCCCAAGTTCTTGAGAATGGAAAATCTTTAGAGTTAAAAGTTGATTGTAAAATATCGTTAGTAAGTTTTTCTTGGTCTATCTCAAAACCTTTCGGCATATCAATGTCGCCGTAAAATAAACTCTGTTCTGTTAAAACTTTTCTCTGCATACCACCACCATTTTTAATTTATGCTTTGCTGTCTGTCAAGTCCCAAGTTGTATTAGCTTCATTCCAATTGTAAGACCATCCGTGAGTTGCTACAGGAGGGTCTCCTACTGGAGTATTTTGTGTAATTTGTT